AACATTCCCCCCAGGGTACAAAAAGAAAAAAGGCGGGGCGACAAAAACCCCCCCCCCCTGCCGTTCTGTTACTCTCCCCATCAGAACAACTTCATCTGTTTGGGGTCTTCCCACTTGCCGTGGGCCTTTTCCTCTTTCTCCAAATCTTCTTTCAGATGTGGCATGGCAATCACCTCCATAAAACGCGAATACTCTATATAGAACTGTTTGTGGATATACTTGCGCCACACCCCCTTGTACGTCGTAACGTCAGGGTCGTAGTGCTTGTTCGTCTCTTCCTGAATCGCTATATAGTAGCGCAATATGTTTACTCGGTTGTATGCCATCTTATTTCCCCAGATAATAATCACGTTGCTCCGTGAGGTTCGCTCTCATCAGCGTGAGGTACTGCATACGCTGCCGGTCTATCTCGGCCAGCATCCAGTAGCCCAGGCTCAGTTCAAAGGGCTGGAACTCGCTCACCAGGTCGCCCACCGTGGTGAACAATGCCAGGCTTTCCAGCTCACCAAGCGTCAGGGGGTTCCCCTTGGCTTTCAACGTCGGCACCTTGGCCGCCATCCGAAGCATCAGGGCCCGCAACGCATCGCGGTACTGCACCGCTGGAAACGTTACACCCGAAAGGGCATTGCAACAATTTTGTGCTATCGTTGCAACGCCCTTGTATTGGTCGCGGGTCAGTTTCAGCTTGATTTTCATGTCAGCGCCATGTAATCGCCGTTCAACGTCGGTCCCTGGTGTATCTTGCCCTCTTCCCCGAGACTCAGCATCGCCGCCTCAAGGTCGGCACGGAGCTCCGCTTTGAACTCCATCGCGGTTGTGAAGTGCGGTTCTATGCCTTTCGCTTTTTTGCGAGTTTCCACCCTCGCCAGTACATCCTGGATATACTCTTTCAAATGTTCTTTTGCTGTCATAACCAATCATTTTATAATTAAGAGAATTACCATCAGTTGAATGCCCTGCCCGATAAGGCCGCCCAGCAGCCCCGCCGCACAGTCTAACCAGTCCCATGCCGACCAGTTCCACTCTCGCAGAGGCTTGTTGGCATTGCCATAACTGTGGTGGCAGTCCTTAAACTCCATCCCTCCAATACAGCCCAAGCCCATCAGCAGGGTGCCGAACATCGACACCACCATTATGCCTACAAGGTGCTTCTTCCTGTTACTGTCTTTTAACCATTTCATCGTTCCGTGTTTTTAGTTAGTAAACTCGTTTTCCCATCTTCGCTGGTCGATATACGTCTCAGGGTACACCAGCTCTATCTTCTTCCCCTCCGCAAACCTCCGGTACCTCGCTATCGACGCCATCGCCAACACCCGTTCCCCTTCCGGCAGTTTCTCCCACTTCTTCTGCACCCTCGCCTTGTTGCCAACCTTATAGCCGTAGGCGTTCCAGAACCGCTCAAAAGTGGGGGCAGCCTCCTCTATCTGTCGTATATTGCAGCCAGCCCTGCGCCAGTGGTCGAACTCGTGAAACTCCGGTTCCCTGATATAGCTGGGCACCTCCCTGCAGGTCGTTTCCCTGAAACCCACGCTCGAACCCTCGCTCCAGCTCACCTCTGCCAATATCCAGGTGCCCCGGTAGCTGCTCGACGGCTCGTAGGTTAATAGGGCCGCACAGCTCCGAAAATTGCTCGGCTCTATACTGAACCGTATCTGTAGTTTATTCTCTTTTTCTGCCATAACCATTTTTCATTAATAAGGCTGCCAGCCCGGCTCCACGCCTCCCTTCTGGCCGCAGCCTCCCAAACTAAAACAAATTACACTTCTCCTATTCCAAGGCCGAGATCCTGCCACTCCTTCTCCGGCTCCTTCAGAGAGCAGCGGATAAAGAGTTTCGAGCGCGTCGGGCGGTAGGCATCGCGGATGATCCTCATTCCCTCCTGAAACTCCTCGTTCCCGCTCTTCTCGGCTATCTGTCCCAGCTGGATCACTCGGCTGGCCTTCAGGTTGCCCTTCTGGTCCCTGGCCAGGAGTCGCAGCACAAGGGCTATCAACTCCTTGCTCTGCTCATCCTTGGCCAGGCTCTCCAGATAGGCTTTCACCTTCGCAATGCCCTCTTCCACCTGGTCCAGGTAGTCATCGTTCATATTGTACCCGATGCGGATGCGCTGCGTGCCTTTGCTGTTGGTGAACATAAACGAGTTCTGCTCTTTTTTGCCGGCTTCCTCGTTTACCTCTTTGCGAAGCTCCATCAGCGTTGAGAAGGTGTCTATCACCTTCTTTTTCTTCGCCACCAACTGATCGTGGCATTCCACCAAATCTGCCACTGCCTCAGCCATCACGCTGTCGGTCATTTCTTGGAGCATATCGCGCTGTTTGCGCTTGGCTTCGATACGCTCTTTCTTTTCCTTTTCTTTCTTGTGGGCCTCCCAATCGGCCTTCTCTTCCGGGGTCATTTCGACCATTGTCTTTTCTGCCATAATTCTTTATTTTTTAGATGTTGATGAATACTATCCATTTCCACGTCAGCCGGGCCACGAAGCACTCTATCCGGGCACCGGTGCTCTCTTTCCAGTCGGGCAGCATAGCCACCCATCCACAACGCCTCATCAGCCCAAGGCACTTCCACATAGCCTTCAGCCACGGTGTGCCGTCCGGCACCTCCTGGGCAGGGTTCACAATGTCCTGGCGCTTCCAGCCGAGGCCTTCCAGATGTTTCACACCGGCTTCGAATTTCTTTTTGTAGCTGGGGTCGCCGGTCACCTTCCCAGCCAGGTAGATCTTGTCTTTTTTCATTGTTCTATAAATTTATATAGGTTTTTGTCTTCGGGTCATAGTACAGTTCCGGCAGGATGTCACCCATCTGGCCGGTCTCGCCATCGGCCACGGTCCCTACCATATCCGACACTGCCGCTACCACGCCGTCCATATCCGTCTTCCGTTTCTGGAATGCGTATGTCAGCGAACGCAGCCTGTCAAGCCCCATACGGTTGAATCGGCTCCGACCGTGGCTGTCCCACGGTTCTTCCCAGCCAGCAGCACGGCAGGCTATGGCTTTGGCATAGCCGATACGGTGTGTGTCGTCCATCTTTTCCCAGCGGGGCACCACATCCCCACAGAAGGCGCACACCGCCGCCAGCAGCCGTTTGCGCTGCACGTCGAGGTCGCGCCGCTCGCTGCTTGTCTGCTTCTGCAAGAACTCGCACAGCTTCTCAAGCTGCTTTTCGTCCAGTTCCTTTGAACTCTCCACACCATAGCTACCCAGCAGCGTCTCATATTCGTCCTGCGTCATACCGGCGGCACCACGCAGCACGTGCAGCCTCCGTATCAGCTGCCCCTTCTTATTGGTTGTCTTTTCCATTTCCTATCCTTTCTATCGAATCTATTGTGTCTATTTCATCCGAGGTCAGCTCCGCTCCCACCGGGCAACGCTTCGCGCCCTCCTCCCATATCGTCAGCACTTCGCCTCCGCCATATCGGCTGTTGGCTTTCGCCCGGAACTGGCTCACCTGGATTTTCACCATCGCGTCGTACTTCACCTGCTCGGCGGTACTTCCCTTGGGCTGGTTCTTTTCGTTGGCGTGGCTCACCAGGATGAAGAGCTTGGTGGGAAACTCTTCCTTCAGGGCCTTGTAGCCTTTATAATTGATGCCAAGGTATTGAAGCGAGTCTATCACTACCACCTTCGGGCTGCGTTGTTTGCGCAGTTCCCGCTTGATGTCTTCCACGTCCATCTCGACCCAGAGGCTCACCCGCGCGTTTACGGCCTCCATACAGGCCTCTTTGAACGCCCTGCGCATACTTGCCCCGTCACCCTCCTCAAGGCTCACCACGGCCACCTTTTCGCCCAATTCGGCAATGTATTTCGTCAGCATCAGCACCAGGCGCGTCTTGCCGTTATAGGATTGTCCCCATATCAGCCATACACCCCTGTCTTCCGGCTGGCCCATGAAGCGCTCCCACTCCCCCTCGAAGGGCAGCAACCGGCGCTCCATGGTGGCCAGCTCGCGCGGTGATATCTTGTGCTTCTTCCTCGGCATAGCTAATTACCCATTAAGCCCATTAAACCCATTATCCTCTCTTCCTTCCCTGCGCAAATACCAGCTGCCTCACCCTGCGAAGGTCTCCCTCAGCGCTCCTGGCTATATCCTCTATCACGGCTTCGTCTGTCAGCCCGTTGGCCTCGCACACGGCCTTCACATCCTCGTAGTCGGCTCTGTCAAGCTCCACACAACGGCTGCCCAGCCGGCTCCATATCTCGGGGTAACCCTTGCGCTGGTACTTCAAGCCCATACGGAACCGCTTCTCTATATAGTCCGTCGACAGCAGCACCATCCCGCACTGGTCCTCCAGTCGGTTGTAAAGGGTGATAAAGAAACTCCACACGTTGTCGCCAAGTTTGTCGAACTCGTCGAATATCAGCAGCGGTCTGTCCTTCATACCCAGCACACGGCAAGCCAGCGCCAGACGCTCCCTCTTGGTCAGTCCGTCGGCCTTCTCGCCCATAGCGCGCAGCAGCTCCTCCACAAAGTCATTCTTGCTCCAGAACTCGTCGCACATCAGGCGGTACACATTCTTGTGGCTCGTCTCGTACTCCTTGGCGGCATAGGTCTTGCCGCTCCCGGCTGGGGCCGTCAGGCTCATCACACGGGCCTCTTCCTGCGCACCCCGCAGCAACGCATGTACCTGTAGGTACGTCGCCGTAGCCGCCGTGTTCCACTCCTTGGGGCCAAAGCCCACAGCCTTGGCCACCTTGCGCCACATTTCGTCGCTGATGTGCTCCCAGTTCCCGGCTGCCATCTGGCTGAGGGTTGCAGAGCTCACGCCCTTGATGCTGTTCGCAGCCTTGTTCTGGCCGCCTTTCTGTTCGGTGTAGGCTCTCAACGCCTCCACGATGCCGTTTTTGTCAATTTTCTGTGTCATTTTCTTGTATGTTTTAGTTTGCTTTAATCTCTGTTTAATCGCCCATTAAACCCATTCTGCCCATTAAACCCATCACAGCCGGTCCCAGATGTCCGACAGCTCCCTCGCTTTGGCAGGTTTCTCTACACCCACCTCTTCGTAGGCTACATCCTCCACCAGGGCCTGCTGTGCCTTCCGCTTGTTCTGCTTGTGCTGTCCTTTGCTGTCGGTCAGCAGCAGGGCACTCATCGGGCTCTCCAGCTGTGCCCTGGTCACGAACTCACGCGCTCTTTCTTGCACCTCGCACACGTGTTCCGTCACTCGCTCAGTCAGCTGCCGGTTGAACTGCCGGTACTCCGCCAGTGCCTTCCAGTCTTCCTCCTCATAGTCCACCAGCGCCATCGGCACCTTCTTCTTGGCTTCCACCATATAGCGGAGGCGACCGTCTTCGCTCACCGCCAGCGCCTGGTTCATATCGCCCAGGTCGTAGCGCAGCGTCCAACGCTCGCCTCTGTGTTCTCGCATCTCTATGTCGAAACTGTCAAACTTGTATTCCACGCCGTCCCTCACCAGCTTCAGGCCGTTAGGCGTAAGCATATTGCCTTTGCCTGTCTCGCCGTAGGCCAGCAGGTAGCCGCTCATATCCAGCTCGCGGCGGAACCGCGCCTCGCCCTGCTGCCAGGCTTCGCGCACAGCCGCTATCTTACGGCTGCGCTCTATCTCGATGATTTTGCCTATCTGCTGCTCCAGCCCCTCTCGGTCGGGGAACTGGTACTTGTGCGCGTTCAGCCATTCGTCGTTGGCCTGCGTCCGCGCCGTGATGTTGTGGCCGCCGTTGTTCGTCAGCACCCACAGGTATTCGCTCTCCAGATAGGCAAAGTAGCGCTCTATCGGTTTTGCCTTGGCATTGCCCACGCTCGCAGGGGTCACGTATTTCGCCAGCGCACCGTACTTCGGCGTCATCGCCTTCAGCGCGTAGTGGTCGCTCTGGATCTGCCACGGCGCATAGTAGCCGCCCAGCACCTCGCGCGTGTGGTGCACCGCGTTCTGCAACGCCGCCGTGATCAACGCAGCGTCCTCGCTCTCTCCGATGGCATAGCCTATCGGGTAGTCGTTCATCACGTCCACCACTATCTCCACCACCAAGCGGTGCCAGTAGTTCACACCTCGCGCGTCGCGGTCCTGGTAGTAAAGCTCCGCAGTCCAGCCGTCGAGGCTCCACATCTTCATAGGCATATCCGGGCGCTCCCTGTCCACCTGCATCGTTATCGTGTTCGCGTATGCCCGCTTGCCCTCTCTCGAGGCTGTCAGCATCGTCGTGTTCTTTGTCCTTATCTCCTGAACCCTGCGGCGGTCTATCTTCACGCCCAGCGTCTCGGCAGCCTTCGCCACCTGGGCGTCGTTCAGCTTCGCGCCCGAGGCTATCAGGGCCTCCACCACGGCGTTCACGTCAACGCTCCGCGCCTTGTGGTTGCTCTCCTTGCCGGTCAAGCCGTGCACCAGCACCTCGTAGCCGTGCAGCTGGTAGTCGTTGAACTTCTTACGAAGACGGTCGCCACTCGTGGGCAGACTGTTCGGCCACTCCACCAGCTGCTGGTCTATCTCGTTGGCCAACGCCTCGAACTCCCTCTTCACACTCATCTTCAACCGCCCCATCTCGGCAGCTCTCCGCTTCTCCTCCAGCAGCTCACCAATGGCATCCAGTATCTTCGCACCGTTCCACAACTCCGTCACCTTCTCGGGCTTCAGGTAGTGGCCATCCTTGCCGGTTACCTGGCTGTAGTACTCATAGGCTTGGGTGTCCAGCAGCTGCTGCTCACGCCTTAGCAGGATGCTCCGCAGAAGACTCTCACGGCTCATCTGTGCCGGGTCGCAGCCTAATGCCTCTATCACCCGAGCCTTAAGCTTTGTGCCCATACTCTGCCAGTCTATCAGCGCTGTCCGGCCATTGCCACCGCGACGTAGACTGCGGATGTGACCACGACGTAGAGCATTCTTATAATCAGTAACACCAAGACAATCCATCATATAGACACCACTGACGCCCACGTGGCCGTTATACCGTTCTATGATTTTCGTGCCTTCCATAGGTCATTCCTCCGTAGCATCTGGTACCGCCACACCGCCCACTTGCAGGGCTCTCTTCCTGATGCGCAGCGCACGCTTCCGTTCGTCGTCGTTCCACTCGTTATACTCGCCCTTTAGAGCCTTCCGTATCGTCGGTCGGCTCCCGAACCCGTCGCGCTCCATCTGCGTCACAACCCCAAAGGGTACCATTATTTTCATTTTATCAGTCATTTTTTAGTTTCTTTGGTGAGGCTCAGGGGGTCGAACCCTTTACGGTTAGTCGGCTGCATCCGGCTTGGTTGGTGTTTGCAGGCACCTCCCATTCACCGCCCCAATCCCGGGACCTCAGTTAAGCGGGGGAACCATCGAGGCTGATTGCTTTGCCTCTTCAAAGAACTCTCTCCCCCGCATTTTTTTTCTTATCTATCCCACTCTATCCATTCTATCCCATCTATCCATCTACAGCTCATTACACAGCTTCCTCCCCTCTGTCCACCGGGTAGGCATCCACCATCGTGTAGTTCATCAGCTCCGTAAGGGCCGACACGAAGCCACGGAACGCGCTCCGTGTCTGAAGAACCGACACCACGTCAACATCGTCAATGGGACGCATCGTTAGAATGCCGTCATTCTCCAGATGTACATCCTTGCCGTCCCAAGTCTTCAGGTCTACACCCATCACCTCAGGCTCCTTGCCTCCGTTAGCCTTCATTCCGCACCTCCTTTCACCATCTCGGCTATAGCCTCCAACTTGCGCGTCTTCGCCACATAGCCCTCGGTCATGGTCTCCAGCTGAGCCTCCAGCTGCACGATGCGATTTTCATGGAGGACCTGCCCCTTCCGGAGCTCCGCTCTCTCCCTCTTCATCTCCACCACATAGTCCACGTGGCTCATCAGTTCCATAGCCATAAACATCTTGCAGAAGTCCTGCTTCGTTTGGTTGTTCGAGCAGCCGTACATGCCGTTGATGACCTCGTACTGGCTCTCATTAATCTTTTGCCCTGTCAGGCTTTCAAATTCGTGTTGTTGCATATCGTTTTATATTAAAATGTCTCAATTCGATTTTTCTTCGTATTTTTGCACCGCATTTTCCATTTGGAAATCGAATGCAAAGATACTAAAAT